GATAGGCTGGAATTAAAAGGAATTGATCTAATTACACCTGTCAGGAAGAACATGAAGCAAAAGAAAATCCTTTTCCCTAATTTTTCAAAACGTAGAAAAGTGATTGAGCGAGTTTTCTCTTTTTTGACAAATCTAGGAGCTGAGCGTTGTAAAAGTCGTTCGCCTCAAGGTTTTCAATTGAAATTAGAGATGATACTTTTAGCGTATTCTTTACTGTTAAAATCAGCTAAATCACTGGAACCAGAGACTTTAAGATATTCTATCGGGTATCAAGTCATGGCTAAATAATCAACTAGCAATTCGGGTATGTAATCATATTCTGGCATAGTAAAAAGGGGCATCATTCGCATGACTTTTGCCCCTTTTTTAATATCTCCAAAAACTTCTACACTTCTGTCAGTTCCAATATCAGTGATATTTGCACTAAAAACAGTTCTGGTAGGTTCTTTTTCAACCCATTCGCCTAAATCAGGGTCATAATGGGAGTCAGGCGATCCTTTGATAAAAGTAACTTCATCTAAATATCTCAATACAATCTGAACCTCCCAATTTTTTTATTTCCTTCTGTTTCTTTAGATTTTCGCCACGATTCAATTTCATCAGCATACTCATCAAAATCAGATTCTGAAAATGTCATGCTTAATCCTTCTTGTGAGTAGGACTGCATGCCTTCTTGACCGATACGATTAAAACGCTTCAAGGAAACATCCAAAACAACATATTCTAGTTCTGGCGGTACTTCTTTAAGGTCAGAACCAAGAATAAGCAATAAACGTTCACGAGTGCGTTTTTCGATTATTTCCAAGCGCTCATCCGATGAACCGCCTAAAAGCTTTTTTATTTCATAAGTGATAGCCATAAGCAACTCCTAATTTTGAAATCAAATCTTCTTTCTTATCGTTTTTTGTATATTCTATCCCTTTAGTTTCAAGAAGCTCTTTTAGCTGATTAACGGTAAGCATCGTTAGTTCATCATTTTTCACTTGCTTGGTCGCATTTATGTTTTCATATTTATGCAAGTGGCGACTTAGTAGCCGCCCCATTATACACCAGGCGTAAATGTGATATTAACAACTTTTGTTAAATCATAGAGATACGCTGCGTAATGTTCATCTGCAGTAATTACAGTTGTTTTAGTAACAATATCACGGTCAGTTTCTACCTGAACTCCACGTTTTAAAACTAATTTCAAAGCTGGGCTATTTGAAACAATCTTGAACATTAGAGCTGAACCCTCAGCTAGTTTTTTAGATCGTACAATTTGAGCGCCTAAAACATCAGCGTAAGTTCCGTTGATAATAGTATTTGCTCCTACTTCTGAACCAATTTTTTGTGTGTTTGCATCTTTACGAATTTTTGCCGCATCTTTAGGATTGACGATAAGAACATAGGCTTGTGCATCCTCATCATTAAAGATATCCAATGCAGCTTGAACCCCGTCAACGTTTGCTTTAGTAGAAACAGTTTGAGAGGTAGTCTTAGCTGCTTTCAATAAGTCGTCATCGACTTTATTTGCAAGAGATAGCCCAAGTTGTTTATTAGATTCTCCAATTGGATCACCATAACCAGATAATGCGGCTTCATCCGTGATTTCTGTACCTTTTGCAGCTTTTTTAATTGTTACTGACTTAGTAGTAGTTCCGATTTTATCTAACGAAATTTCTCCGCCTTCTGCAACATCAGCAGCATCGCCAATATAAGTAAAAGCTGGGAATTTCAAAGTATTACCTGGTTGTCCTTGAAGTGTTGTGTCAACTTGTGCAAGGGGTGCAAACCGAAGTGCTTTATTCAATTCGTATGAAACAATTGGTGCAAGCACCTCTGGATTTACTAAGTCTGTAAGTGTTGTTTTTGTTTTGACATTTTAATAGCCTCCTGTTAATTTTTTAAATTCATCTGGATTTGATTTTGCTAATTCAGCTTTTTCAGCATAAGTCATCGAATCAAATTTTTCTTTATCGACTGATATTACATTACCCGGAACACGTTTAGGCGTTGTCCCTGTGTTTCGTGCTTTTTCCCACTGTGAGCGTTGATTATCAAGTAAATTGAGGAAAGTTTTTACATTGCTATAAGTTTTTTCTTCATCAACATCAACTAACAATCCTAATTCAGCAGCGCTTAAAGCAATTCCACTTTCTTTCAACACTTCATCAGCTTGACTGGTAATGTTTGAAATTTTGATTTGTGCTTTAAGGCTTGCGATTTCATCGTCTTTAGCTTTTTGAAGTTCGGCAGCTTTTTCTTCGTCAGATTTTTCTTTAACTGACTTTTTGCCACCTTTTTCAAGTTCTTCAATACGAGCCAGCGCTTGGTCAAGCTGTGTTTTTGTTTCATTTTTTTCAGCCTGCTCTTTACCAATTCGTTTTTGAAGCTTTTCGACAATTTTGTCATTGTCAGTTGATTGTTCTTGTTGATCTTCTACGTTTGTTTCTGTTTCAGTTTCTGAACCAACTTCAGACGTCTCATCGGCTGCTTCTTCTGCGAACAGTTGCAAATTAAGGGGTAAAAGTTCTGTTTGTTCCATTTCTGGTTCCTCCTACTCGCATTTAAAGACTTGGGAGTCTGATTTTCTCGTGTTTTATTTAGTGTCCACAACGTTCGGAAACGGACAAGAAAAGCGCCTGTCAGTGACAAACGCTTAGTTGTTTTAAGTTCCTGGTATCCAGTCTTTTAACTCTTTGAGTGTTTTGTAGGCTTTTTTCATCATGCTATTGTCATCCAGATATTCAATACCCTTAATAGTAATTTTTATATCAGATAACCCAGTAATTAACTTACCGTCTTTGGTTTCAATAAAAGATACACCTTTAATATAGCCATTTTCTTTTAGTTCCTCAAGAATATCATTCAGATAGGGATAGCTCACTCTGTAATTCTGTGGATCAAAAACTCCTGGATCAATTTTTTCTCCTTTTTTCATTGCATGATAAAGGTAAGCCAAAATTTTATAAGAGATATAAAAGAAATCATCTTTAGCCATCTATAACCTCGCTTTCGTTAATATTATTTTACCATAAGTATAATTTTATCCTTTTCTTTTATTGCGCAATTCTTCAATCGCTTTGTCAGCTTCTGTCCTGTCATCAAAAGCTTGCTTGTATTCGTCTTGACTGATTACTTTCCTATCAAGTAAATCATCCCAGAAACCTTTATCATCAACATGCGGTGCTGTGCTGCATCTACAGAACGGATGCATGTTTGGTGCATTAATACCAGGCGACATATCTTTAAGCTTGAATATTTTACCATTCAATGCCCCACAGATAGGACAAGCTGACGGTTCAGCAATATATTCATAACTTTCAATATCAGCTTTTTATAGCTTCTTCTTGAATAGCTGTTTGAATTCTCGTTGTTTCTGAAACTAGCAATCGTTGAGCATTGTAAGTGGCATTGAGCTTTCCTTTTTCTGTCATCAGCCTTTTAAGTTGTGGGGCTAGTGCTTTCGGATTGATTCCACCAGTTACTGAACGNGGTGCTGTGCTGCATCTACAGAACGGATGCATGTTTGGTGCATTAATACCAGGCGACATATCTTTAAGCTTGAATATTTTACCATTCAATGCCCCACAGATAGGACAAGCTGACGGTTCAGCAATATATTCATAACTTTCAATATCAGCTTTTTATAGCTTTCTTCTTGAATAGCTGTTTGAATTCTCGTTGTTTCTGAAACTAGCAATCGTTGAGCATTGTAAGTGGCATTGAGCTTTCCTTTTTCTGTCATCAGCCTTTTAAGTTGTGGGGCTAGTGCTTTCGGATTGATTCCACCAGTTACTGAACGAATGAGAAGTTTTTCAATATCAGCTTTCAATTCAAATTGATACTGCCAAAGCTTGTCAGAGAAACTGGCAAATCCTTCGACTTTATAACTTCCATTAAGAACTGATTCAACTAAACTGTTATAACCGTTCTTGGGAACGCTTAAACCAAGAATTCCGGCTTGTCTTTCAAATTCTGTGAGAGCTGCACCCGTCAAATTCTTTGAGAAATATTTATCCAAGTCGTCAAATACAGAAGTAAGCTCCAAACCAATATTTGCTTTCAGAAGTTCTAAACGATTCACTCTCATGGTCAAGTTATAAAGTTTCAACGCTTGATTTGCTTGGTTCGAAAAGTCTTTTTCTTCTACGTATTTCTTAGCTTTATTTTCAAATCCTTTGACGTCCATCTTATCCGCACGTTTCATGGCTTCACTAATAGAAATTCCTTGACCATTCGCAAAGTTCTGCCAGTTGGCATTGATTTCTTTTTGAATAGCTTCTTGAGCTTCAAATAGCTTATCCCTGATTTGATTCATGCGTTTAGTGTCATCTTTGATTTGTTGTGCCTGCCACGCTTGCTCACGTTTTATCCAGTAATCAGGAGTTTTCATAGGTTACTCCTCGTTTGTTTCAGAAACTACTGTATCTGTTCCCTTTTCACTAGATTGCTTGTCCTGGTCAAAGATAGCTGTAGAAGCTTCTTCTTTTTTGATTTTTTCCATTTCAGCTTGAACATCTGGGATAACAGAGATGACACTTAAAGCTGTTTCTTCACTAGTAATTCCTTTTAGAATATTAGCAGTTTCAGCTTGCTCTTTAATGTCTTTAGGCTCATTACGAGTAAAGGTGTACTCAATATCTTTCCAAGCATCTTTGTTTGAAACGTTCGTACTTAACTCACAAAATAGTTTGTATCGACCATTCAAAGAAGACTGGAACTTACGTTGAAATGACAGAGCTAGGTTACTCATTGCTTGAAGCTTGTAAGCTAACGAGACACCACTTGATGACCCGAAAGATTCATCAGAGATATTCGCAACCATTGTTGTTTGGAAAATTAATTTAGTCAGTCGGTCCAATAGATTTTCTGTTTGAGAATCACTATCAGGCTTTTCTAAGAATTTGACATCTACATTTTTGCCTTCACCATCGGCATAGTAATTAATGACACGGTTACTACGAATGTTTTTCAAATCTTCTTCTTCAACTTCAGCACCTAAGAATGCTAAATACTGATCACTAAAATAATCAACATCATTTGCTTTTTCACTAATAGCCTTGTTAAAAGCGTTGACTAATGAAATAACAGATTCAAAGATACTCATCCGTTCTTCGTTGAAATAGAACTCTACAACTGGTAAATCTGGATATGGGTTGTAAGTCTTTTCTCCAAAGCTAATCTCATCATTTTCTCCGCTGATTTTAATAGTTTCAAGTAGAGTATAAACTTCTCCATGAAGTTTTTTGTCCTCGTCAACACCATATCTCACGGCAAATAAAGGCTCTTGCTTGACTGTATCGTCATAGACCATAAACATATTTTCTGGACTATTATAAACAACATTCGTTCGAGTCTCTTCGTCTTGATACAAGAGTTCAAAAGCTCGACCATAAATACATGCCATTTTTGCAAGCTCTGACTCTTCATCTTCCATGTCATTCAAGTTATCAAATTCTTGTAGTTTAGAAAGTATTTCTTTATCTGAATGAGTCTTTTTAACTGGAATCCCATTGAAATAGCCTGTGAAAGTGTCAACGATATATTTAGTAAAATTAACAGCTAAACGATCGTCAGGCTTCCAAGAATCTTTTTTAGGCTCATCGTCAATGTCCATGAACCCACGATACATATTTTTTAAGTACTCATACCGAGCAACTTCTAATTTATGTTTTTCCATGAACTTGTTAACCACTTCAACTGTGATTGGTTCATCTTTTGGAAATGTCATTAATTTAGGTGGTTTGTATTTCAATTAGAATCCTCCTTTAAAAGATTTTAGTTTTGCTTTTGGCTTATTTTGACTATAAATAGCATAACGTACTGCATCAAGAACATCATCAAATTGTTTAATGGGTTCTCCTTTTTTCTTATCCCAAACATATTGGTAAATTTCAGCTTTAAATTTTTCTACTTTATCTTGGCAAATAAAAAATGTATTTGTTTTGAATCGTTTAGCAACAGATTCTACACCGCTAAGTCTTGCCTTGTCTGCATTAAAAGCATTTATTTTTTCTCTTCGAAATCTTGCAACATGTTCAGGGCGAGCAGAATCACAGTAAAAGGGGACTTTTAAACCATAGCGTTCTTGAATTCCTTTTGCCGTGTCCACCCAATAATCAATTTCTTCGTACTGCTTTGCATGTTCCTCAATTAAATATGCTGTTCCATCATCTGTTTCTCCTATAACAACAATAGAGCCCCAGTGTTCATAACCCCAGTCAACACCGCAATAGAATGTTGATAGTTTAGGTAAGTCTTTGGATTGTATATAATGTTTGCTGCTATCGAAGTCTTGATAAACCACGCCGTCAGCAGATACCCAAAGTCCTTTTATATCACGGTCATAAAACATGCCGCTTGGGGTTGCTGCCTTAATATTTTCACGATATCTCTCAGATAAGAAAGTATTATCATCAAGTTCAAAATGAAAAGCCTTAACATTTTCGTTAGGCTTATCTATATATTCTTTCTTTAACCAATGCTCAGGATTGTCAGGGTTAGTATCTGCTAGAATTCTTGCACCATTACCCGAACAACGAGAAACAATTTCAGCAAATACTTCTTGTTTAGCAAGAGAAGCTTCATTGACATAAGCACCATAAGCAGTCATACCACGAATGGCACCAACTCCACCAATATTTCCAGTGTAGGCTTGAACTACTTTTACGCCAAATAATTTAAAGTTATTGTGCTTATCAAACTTGGGCTCTATATTGTACATGTTATAAAGTTCTTGGAGGATGTTCTTATTGATTGTATTCGATGAAACACCGGCCAATATATACATAGGTTCCTTCACACCCTCTTCATCGGCTATTTTACGAACACGTCTTAATTCAAACAAGAATAAGTCATTGTTCATCTTAGTTTTACCTGAACGCTTAGCACCATGAAGTAAAGCAATGAACCAATCTTTATTTACTGTTTGCTTTAAAACATCGATTTGTTTTTTGCTATAAATATCACTTATCATCTATAACCTCACTAATTTTACCAAGCAATTCGTCCAGCTTATCTTCAGTCGATTCATCGGCAACATTTTTAATCATTTCAACCCTGAATTCAGCAATATCAGCATCAGCAGTAACTTTTCTAAGCTGTTGCTCAAGTAATTTATCATTATCGGGGTATCGTTTCAATATCTCTCTTATCGCTTGCATTCTCGTTTTTAAGTCTGGTGGTTTATCAACCTCTTCTACGCCCATTGGCGTGCTCACCACGACACGTTCAGTTATCTCTGCTCTAGCTATACTAGAAAGCAATTCAACGGCCTCCTTAGCGCTCATAATGCGTTCTGAGGCCATCTCGGATAACCTAGAATCAATATACGATTTTAACTGAGGTTTACTGAGGTTTTCTGATCCTGTCTTATATGCCGCTTTCTGAGCGTATCCAGCGTTAATAGCTGCCTGCGTTGCATTCCCTAACTTAATATACTCATCACAAAACTTCTTCTGTTTTTCTGTTAGTTTCATACCTCCCCTCCTTGATTAATTAATTATTTATTTTTTCTTTTGCTTTTTGGCGTAATTCTTCAGCTTATATGCTCGCTCTACGTCACTCTTAGCTTTTTTCTCATAATCAGAATAATAACCTTTAATTTGCCTTTCTAAAGATTCTTTTCTCCCAGCACTATGAGTTATAATATTATTCAAAGAAGAAGCTTTAAAAAACGCATCTTGTGACCTGGCTGAATAAACTATCTCATTGCCCCATTTCTTTTTCTCAATTCTTGTAGGGTCTTTTTTGCTCCACTCTTTTCCTTTTTCGGTCCAATAATCTCTTTGCTTTATGTTATGTGCTGTAACTTTGTCTATATTTTTATATTCGTTTTTTAAACTTTTCAGCTTATCTGCGCTTGTTTTACTCCCAAAAACAACATTAGAGAACAACCCATCTTTTTGTTTAGACAGTCTAGAGATATCTTTTTTAGCGTCCTGCATAACACCTACTCTTTTTTGTGTTCTCTCAGAAAAAGCGGTTTTTTGCATTTCCTTATCACTCAGCAATCTTTTAGTGATTCTATCAATCTCTTTATCACCACTGTTTATCTTCGGCATCCTATTACTTGGCCTTGATATACCACTACTTGCTCCTCTACCGCCCGTTTTAGTTACCAAACCTTTCTGTATTTGTATTTTTAAATTTAATTACTTTTATATCTCCATAATCAAACTCTATCTCTTGCCCATATAATATAATTTCTTTAGGCTTTATCCGCTTTATTACTTCTTTCATACCACTTATCCAGCACTTCTTGGCTTCTTTGCTTTTCAAAATGCCAACGGTACTAACTGTAACTGTGCTCCCAATCTCTATTCCATCAAATGCAAAGTCATAACTATTCTCATCACTCCATGACAGTGTAGGTATAACACTAATCCCCTCACTCTGCCAATAAGCGCCTAATAATCTACTTCGATAAACGTTATAAATTTGAATCGGTTTTGGCATATCCATGTAAAGTGAAAAATCTGGGGTAAAAACAACCTGAAACTTCTTCAACAATCCTATATATCTCTCTGGTGAATTCCAAAGTCTTTCAAATTGATAATCATCAATATAGAAGTGGACACCTTTATTGAACTCTTTTGTTGATTTTGCGTAATTAAATCCAACCAAAGAAGAGGGAATCAATTTAGAAGCTTTAATAATTGGCATTTGAAGCCAGCCATCACTAAGTTCAACATTTTCTAAAAGCTGTAATTTGTAACTAAAATCAGTTCTAAGTCTTTCGTTCATACTCACTCCTTTCCAACAATAAAAGGCTGCCCATTGGACAACCTATAATAAAATATAATTCAGGATAACGGGATTGAACCGTTCTATTCTAGCTTATGAAACTAGCGTGACGCCTTGCCACCCATCCTGTTTAATGTACTAGCTCTTGCAAAAGCTGAGTACAAATGACTATTATTTCTTTTGTGCTTGCACCCTGCACGGGTTAAATCAGGGAATGTATAGCCACACGCCTAATTCATTTGCGCCATCAAATGGCAATAGCAAGATAGAGTCGCGAACTCTATAACTTCTATTAGCGAAGTCGTTTCTATTCCTTGCTTACCCACTAAGCTGTTTATTAACATTAATAACTATCCACGATATCACTTAGCTATAAACGTTTAATAGCAAGCCACTGGTTCGAGCAATGACTTGCTTAGAAGTATATCCAACCGAACGAATTACATTTTGTTTGCTTTCGCTGATAACTTCATGCTACAAGTATATCAGTAAAAACAAGGGGCAACACTCCAATTTCGTGCCTTTTTCATGTCGTTTTTATCCCAATTTGACCCATGCTTTCAAATGAAATATCCAATATGAGGGTTTATATCTTTTCTGAATCGGTAGTAAATAAACTTCGCTTTCTTTTCTGGAATCTCAATCCCTTCATTATCAAGTTCCATCATTACTCTGTACCATGTAAAGCCACCATAACCACAGTGTTTTAGCTTGATTATTTCTTTTTCCTCCTTGATTAAAGGTTCGTACCACAAGCTGAATTGGTACATCAGGTCTTTGAGTTTGATTAATTCCTCATCATTTTCAAGTGCTTCTTTATTCAAGACGTGACTTTCAGGTTCCGAACCGCCAGAATAAGCTGTATGGATTCCTAAGTTATCTACTTTTTGTTTATAAAGATATCTGCTTTCAATTGATTTTATTCTGGCTTCAAGTCTGCCATTAACGTAATCTCCAATAATTCTATCTAACTTATCTGCCATTAATCAAATTCTCCTTTTGTGGTATAATTAAGTTAGAAATTCAGTTGCCGAAGCCCGTTCCCAGCGGGCTTTTTTTGCGTTCAATCCCTCCCCACCAGTCACACGATTACTCTCTGCCATTGAGATAGTTCAAACTCTCTATCATCAACCTCAGCTATCAATTCACGAACTCTGTCAAAGTCTTTAACATTATTCCCTAAGACAATTGATGGTTTATTTCCGCCCCACGACTCGGGTCGTCCTTCTACACCTAAATGCTCACAACATGAATTTTCAGTCCATATATGATGCTTCCAAAGATGTTGGATTACTGGAGCAATGCAAGCATCAACCAGAACAGTCCTAATTCCAAAATAATCTGGAGTAATTAATCTCACATTTTTATCTTTTCCAATTTGTAGTGCTGTTGAAAAACAATTACACATTTTTCTCTCCTTTAAATTCGCTACCCAGTCACACACTTTGATGACCAGCGATATTAGTTTGTCGGTCATTCTCAAACCTCCCCAGTGCTACCAAATCCGCCTGTGCGCTTTCCATTTGCGTTGTCATCGTCTATTGTAAGGTATTTGACAAATACCCCTTGCATTATTCTTTGACCTTTAGAAATGGTTACAGGCTCTTTTGAGATGTTCATAAATAAGCCTTTAAATTCTTGCGGATAGTAATCTGAATCGATAATTCCTACTGAATTAATCAATGCAATGGCACGCTTAACTGGATTACTTGAACGGTCGTATAATTTCAATACTTCATCATCTCCAAGTTGAACAGCTAGCCCAGTGCTTACCACTTTAATTTCATCAGGTTGAATCGTAACTGTTTCACTTGCTGAAATGTCATATCCTGCGCTATGTTTTGTCGCTCGTTCTGGAATAGTCGCATTTCCGTCTAGTTTTTAAATCCTCTTTTCATTCTCCGTCTCCACAGGCACAGCAAATNAGCTTAGTCTGACATTGAGTGCTAAAAGTTTGTATGGTTTGAGCCATATCCGCAGCACTCACTTCTTTTTCTCGGCGAATATTGTCAATACTTTTTTTAAGATGTCTCGTTCTTCCTTAACTTTAGCCAGTTGTCTTTTTAATTCTAGAAAATCAGCTTTAGAGACGGAGCTTTCATTAGATTTAGAGTAGAGGTCTATCCATTTATAAATTGTTGCAGGGGCCACGTCGTATTCTTTAGACAGCTGGGTGACGGATTGACCAGAATGATAGAAGGCGATAAGGGTTTCTTTAAATTCTTTTGAGTAGCGTTTTTGCATGTTTTTGTCCTTTGTCTAAATTATACAATAGTGACTCTAAGATTTAAGGATAACATCAGTATAATTAAGTTAGAAAACCTTTAATTGAGCCCGTTCCCAGCGGGCTTTTTATTATTAATATTTATTTTTTCTTATTTTGTTAGAAGTTTTTTTCAAAAAATCAACTATCTTTTCTACACTCCATTCATGCAACTCTATTTTTTCAACGCAGTCTTCTAATATGTCTGCTATTGTTTTTGAACTTATTTCTTTTGCTGTTTTCACATAAAACAAGAACATTGCTATGAGTCCAATTAATAGACCTAAAATAAATGTAAGCATTTTTTCCCTCCAGTTGAGTTTAGCGAGTTCCTAGCTCAGTATGATATAATTTGTTAGACCATAAAAATTATCCATAAAACTTTGTTCTATTAAGCTCGAATCTGGTCAGTTCGGGCATTTTTATTTTGGAATAAATTATTGGTCTGTGTGCTATAATGTTGATGACCAAAAATAAAAATCGCAGTATTCTTCAGTATTTCGCTCAAGCTTGGTCAGCTTGGGCTTTTTTTGCGTTCAATCCATATGTTTATCAAGCCATTTTTCAGGGAACACGTTCTCAGACTCGTCAAGGTCTGAGCGGTTGATTTCATTGTAATCTTTACTACATCGCCAACAAAAGGTACATCCAGCTTCTAATACCCACTTATGCCCGAACAGCTTACACAAAAGTTTCATTTATATACTCCTAATCCTTTAATAATCTCATCAGCGCTCATATTAGCCCAAGGCTCTGGAATCTGTGGGTTGTGTGCATTACTGATTTTCTTTATAAAATCACGTCTAATTACTATTTGATATCTTTTAAAATGTGCTTGGTGACACATATCACGTTTTGAATAATATTCTAATTCCTCTTCCAATTCATCTATTTCTTCAAATAACTTACTTATTATTGGTTTCATTCAATCCCTCCCCACCAGTCACACGATTACTCTCTGCCATTGAGATAGTTCAAACTCTCTATCATCAACCTCAGCTATCAATTCACGAACTCTGTCAAAGTCTTTAACATTATTCCCTAAGACAATTGATGGTTTATTTCCGCCCCACGACTCGGGTCGTCCTTCTACACCTAAATGCTCACAACATGAATTTTCAGTCCATATATGATGCTTCCAAAGATGTTGGATTACTGGAGCAATGCAAGCATCAACCAGAACAGTCCTAATTCCAAAATAATCTGGAGTAATTAATCTCACATTTTTATCTTTTCCAATTTGTAGTGCTGTTGAAAAACAATTACACATTTTTCTCTCCTTTAAATTCGCTACCCAGTCACACACTTTGATGACCAGCGATATTAGTTTGTCTGTCATTCAAATCTCCTTAGTATTCATGAAATAATTCATTCAAATAAACTCATCTGTCCTTTCTTTTCTTCTGTGAGTGGAATCCAGTCAGGAAATTTACTTTCAATATGTTCAATTGCCTGTTCCGTCCATTCGTTAATACCTAGAAACTCCATTGCGTCTTTGCTGTGAGGGATAACATTTACTTCTGAAAAGCCGATCGGGTTGTTAGCACTGTTTTGAATGAAATAAACTTGTTTCACGGCCATTTCCAATGCATCACCATGAATGATTACACCATTCATTCCTCGAATTGCAAAGGCATGAATCAAGAATGAAATAGCTTCATCTGATAATTCTAATGCCTGATACCAATAGTTACTCGGCAAATAGTTAAAAAGTCAGCATTCATTCGGTCATCTTGCCATTTTTGGATAATTAGAGTTCCTGTTCCTGCTCCAGTTAAATCAGCACCTCCAGAACCACCTACAAGCAACGCTGTGAGCTTACCAAGTTCATCTGGTGTATAATGCTGACCTTTTGCTGAAACAGCTGAATGAGCCATAAAATAGTCCCTAAAGAAATCAACTCCCATGTCATGGTGGATATTTAAGATTTTAGAGTAAAATTCTTCACGTCCTTTTTTATCAAAAACAAGTTCTTGAATTCGATTTGTGAAATTCATATGTTCATCAACATTGAGCATGTCATAGAATTGTTGCTCAGTAATTGTCATCTATCCCCTCCCCAGTGCTACCGAAGTATTTACTCGTTATCTCTTTCCATACTTTGCACCTTTTTATATTATTTATTGCGCTTTTAGTAACTCCAAACATCAATGATATTTCATACATTGAAAGCTCTTTTTTTAATAAAAGTTCGCAAATTTTTTCTACATCTGTTTCGTTCAATATAGCAGCAGGATTTTTAGATCCCACACCTTTATTTTCTCTAATTGAACTGTTTTTAGAACGTCCTATCCATTCTAGGTTTGAATAGTGGTTATTTAATTTGTTACCGTCAATATGGTTAACCGTTGGGTCTTTGATATGTTTTTCAGGAAGCCCTACGTATGTTACTATCACTAAAGTTGCAACTCTTGTAAAGCAGCTATTACCTCTTTTACCACCAGATAATGTTAACGATAAATAACCATCTTTATCACGTTTTGGCTTTAAAAATCCATTTTTATATTTTGAATAAACATTTCCGAACTCATCTATTTCATAAAGTCCATGCTTAATGTTTTTATAAATTAAATCTTTCATTTACTAGCTTTCTAGCTTTTAATGCTTATCAGTTGAGCCAAATCCGCCTGTACGCTTTCCATTTGCGTTGTCATCGTCTATTGTAAGGTATTTGACAAATACCCCTTGCATTATTCTTTGACCTTTAGAAATGGTTACAGGCTCTTTTGAGATGTTCATAAATAAACCTTTAAATTCTTGCGGATAGTAATCTGAATCGATAATTCCTACTGAATTAATCAATGCAATGCCACGCTTAACTGGATTACTTGAACGGTCGTATAATTTCAATACTTCGTCATGTCCAAGTTGAACAGCTAGCCCAGTGCTTACCATTTTAATTTCATCAGGTTGAATCGTAACTGTTTCACTTGCTGAAATGTCATACCCTGCGCTATGTTCTGTCGCTCGTTCTGGAATAGTCGCATTTCCGTCTAGTTTTTTAAATTTTCTTGTCATTCTCCGTCCTCCACAGGCACAAGCTCAATCTCATATACTATAGCTTCATGTTCTGTTTGCTTGATTATATTTTTCTTAAATTCTTCAGCTTCAGTTCTTGTACCAAAAGTTTTAAAAAAGAACACTTTTCCTTTCTCAAATACTTTTACAGCGTATCTCATTCCGCCACCTCAATCTGTTCGTAGCTCCCAGTTTGCATACTGTCGATTTCTTGTTGAGTGAATGATATTTTAAATCCTTGTTTTTTCAGAAGCTTTGGAATTATCTCTTCTCCCCAATGTTCATAGTAACCAGTGGTGGTATCTAGCGCCAAGTAACTTGTCGTCAGCTTATTCTTCAAATAGAACAGCTGCGGTTTTTCGACTGTGTAGCCGTCTAGCCATGCACGCATATAATCTTCTTGGTGTTCAGAAATCCAAAATACAATATTTTGTAGTGTTTCTTCTGTAAAGCCAGTTTCTTCGTATGTTTCTGGATTTTTTAGTGGTTTAAGGCCTTTAGTTTTTAATATTTCTATCCACTCAGCAACATCTTCAGGCACGACTGGCAGGGCTTGCTGTTGGTCTGTTTCATACTTTTCAAAAAATGCAATTCTGTTTTTTTTAAATGTTTCAGCATCTACTTGTCCAAGTAATACTTTTCCTGATAATTCAATCAAGTAGTTAAATTCTTCTTCAAACTTAGTCATTTTTCGTGTCCTCCAAATAAATATTTAAATCGAATTGATTTTTAATTTCAGTTTTTTTGTATTTTATTGGAAAAGGAAACTTGCAGAAAATAACTTCGATATCATCTCCAAATTTAAAACGGAATAATCATATTTCCTATAGCAATCTTTTACATTAACTGTCATT